TTAGTAGACAGCACAGGATATATATAGTGCCTGGCGCGACTGTCTGGAGCGGCTGGCCTGATAGTCTGTAGGCTCACGCCTATCAGAACTGTACAGGATAGCACTGTCCACAGTCTGTGCTGAGTCTACTTTGACCCGCCACTTATTAAAGGCGGGTTCAACCTGTAGTAGTAACACTGATAAAGATTTTCCCGTACAACCTACAGCCTATGCCCCTGTCCTATTATGTCCTATTTTGTATATATCCTTTCTGTGAGTTACCTCACACTTTGCAAGCAAAGCGTTCGTTTAGGCTGTTTGAACGGATTAATACTATATAGGGGCGCAAAGCGCCCACTGATAGTAGCAAGGTCTTTCGGACCTTGCGTACAGAACTGTATTACAGTCTGTTTCTAACTGTCTGTACTAACTATCAGTATAGTATGTAGATGGGACAGTTCTGTGACTTTTCAGAAGGGAAATAACAACCCTAGGACAGAGGCTATGGCAGCCGCAAAGGCTAAAGTAATAGCCCTTGTCTCTGAGGGTTGGACACCGCATAAGGCGATGGCTGAGGTTGGCAAGCAACCTGACACCATCCGCATCTGGTGTCTGAGAGACCCTAAGTTTGCTACAGCCTTGGCCCAAGCCAAAGAGGATGCTAAAGAGCGTTCCCTGACCGCCCTAGGTATTGCTAGGGATGAAATTAGTTTTCCACAGTTTTCTGAGATGTTTTTAGAGCAAAAGGTCTTTAAGCACCACCAGGACTGGATTGATTTATTAGAGGGCCAGGAGCCTAGTTGGCTCCACGAGTCTATGATTTATGAGAAAGGCGACCCCCACCGCCTTCTTGTAAACGTGCCACCTGAGCACGCTAAGAGTACGGTGATTACGGTCAACTACTCTACTTACCGCATCGCTCTCAATCCCAACGTTAGAATCATCGTAGTTTCTAAGACGCTTGTCAAAGCACGTGAGTTCGTGTATGCCATCAAACAAAGGCTGAGCCATCCGCGCTGGTTAAAGTTGCAAACAACATTTGGGCCAGAAGGGGGTTGGAAGGAAGACTCTGACACTTGGCGCGTTGACACCGTTTACCTTGGGGGCGATGCTCGTAACTCATCTGAGAAGGACCCGACTATCCAAGCCCTAGGTATGGGTGGACAGATTTACGGTGCCCGTGCTGACCTGATTATTCTAGACGACTGTATAACTACCGCTAACGCTCACGAGTATGAGAAGCAGATTAACTGGCTGCAAAAAGAAGTTATCACCCGTCTAGGCAAAAATGGTAAGTTGCTAGTAGTAGGGACGAGAATTGCGCCAACAGACTTTTACAAAGAACTCCGTGACCCGAAACATTGGTCGGGCGGTAAGTCTCCTTTCACTTATATGGGTATGCCTGCGGTTCTTAAGTACGCTGAAAAACCCGAAGACTGGGAAACGCTTTGGCCTAAGAGTGACGTTCCTTGGGATGGCGATGACGATACGCCAGATGCTGACGGACTCTATCCTAAATGGGATGGAAAAGCATTATTCAGAAGAAGGGGAGAAGTAACCCCCTCCACCTGGGCGCTGGTCTACCAGCAAGAAGATGTAACAGAAGATTCCATTTTTCCTGCTGAACTTGTTCAGGGTTCTATAAATGGGATGAGAAAGCGCGGTCCTTTGAGACCTGGCGCTGCAGGACACCCCTCTCAAGTAGAGGGCTATACCGTTGTGGGATTTGACCCTGCTATGGGTGCTGGACGTGCTGCCTTTGTTGCTATGACATATAACAGGCACGATGGAAAGATTTACATTCTGGATGTTCTGGATATGTCAGAACCTACACCGCAAAAGATTAGGCAGGCAATTGAGGAGTTTGTTCAAAGGTTTAAGCCACAGGAACTACGCGTTGAAATTAATGCACACCAAAAAGCCTACGCCCTTGACACAGAATTACAACAGTGGTTGGCAGTTCACGGCGTTCGCCTCAATTCTCACTTCACTGGCAAAAACAAATGGGACTCTAACTTTGGAGTCGCTGGAATGTCTACCTTGTTCGGAACAACCAACAACGGAAAGCACCAAAGAAATAACCTCATTGAAATACCAAGTACTGAAGGCTCTGAGGGTCTAAAGGCTTTAGTTCAACAACTAATAACTTGGAGACCCAACACCAAAGGCAAGACTGACTGTGTGATGGCTTTGTGGTTTGGTGTGCTGCGTTGTAGAGAATTTATGCAGCAGAACTCACACGTGCAAAAGTATGCTCACAATAGGTGGGCAACTAGAGCACAATCACAAAAACGTTATACAGTAAATCTTGACGAGATGCTTGCCGAGCAATGGCAACAAACTTACGGATAGGAAATAAATGCTATCAATAGAACAAATCTCAGCACGCGTTGAGAATTTGCGTGAGCGGTCTGCTGACCGTGATGCACGCCAACAAGACGTGCTTGCTGTCCGTAAAGGTCAGATTGCTACTGTCTACCCAGATTTCTTTCCTGAAGGTGTAGATGCCAATGTCGTTGCCAATTTTATTGATATTGTTGCGAGAGACCTATCTGAAGTTATGGCGCCTTTGCCTGCGGTCAACTGTTCCGCGGCGAATCAGGGTAATGACCGTGCTCGTAAATTTGCTGATACTCGCACCCGTATTGCTGCTAATTATTTTGCTCATTCAGATTTGCAAGTCCAGATGTATACAGGCGCAGACCTATACATCACTTTTGGTTTCGTTCCATTCATAATTGAGTTGGACGAAGAAGCAGGGCTACCGCGTATCCGTATAGAAAACCCAGTGGGCGCTTACCCAGAGTTTGACCGCTATGGACGCTGTATTGCCTTTGCAAAACGTTACTATATGGCAGTAGGAGAACTTGCTTCGCAGTTCCCTGAGTATGCCAATATTTTGCTTGGTAAAGAAATGTACAAAGCAGATATGAACTCACAAATAGAAATCATCCGTTACTATGACGCTGAGCAATCTATTTTGTATGTGCCAGAGCGTAACAACCTAGTACTATCACAAGCCAAGAACCCACTTGGTAAGATGATGGTAATAGTGGCACGCCGTCCATCAGTAGATGGCGAGATGCGTGGACAGTTTGATGACGTACTCGGTATTCAGTTGCTTCGCAACAGGTTCGCATTACTTGCGATGGAAGCAGCGGAGAAGTCCGTTCAATCACCAATTGTTCTACCGCAAGATGTTAATGAACTTGAGATGGGTGGCGATGCGGTTATCCGTACTGCCAACCCTGCAGGTGTTCGCCGTGTAGACCTAAACATTCCACCTGGAGCATTTACTGAACAAGCATTGCTTCAGCAGGAATTAAGAACAGGTACACGTTATCCAGAGGGACGTACTGGAAATATTGATGCCAGCATCATCACGGGACAAGGTGTGCAGGCGCTTATGGGAGGCTTTGACACACAGGTCAAGTCTGCTCAGGCTATCTTTGCTTCAGCGCTTAAAGATGTAATTTCTATTTGTTTTGAAGTAGATGAAAGATACTTTAATTTTGAAAAGACTATCCGTGGTGTAGATGCTGGTAGCCCATATCAAATTACATATTTACCAGCAAAAGATATTAAGAAAGACTATACAGCCGATGTTCGTTACGGAATGTTGGCAGGACTTAATCCAGCACAAGGTCTTATTTTTATGTTACAGGCTTTGGGTGGAAAACTTATCTCTAAAGACTTAGCACAACGTGAGTTACCCTTCGGTATTAACGTAACACAGGAACAAGAAAAGATTGAAGTAGAAGATTTACGCTCAGCACTTATGGCTTCGCTTCAACAGTACACCTTGGCTATTCCGCAAATGGCAGTACAGGGCGGAGACCCAACAGATATTATTCGTAAAATTGCTGGTGTTATTAAATCTCGCCAGAGGGGACAAGCGCTTGAAGATGCTATTCAGGATATTTTTGAACCTGAAGAATTACCTCCTGCTGGTGCTGCCGAACAAATGGTTGAGCAACCGTCCCCTGCTCCCGCAGGTGGCCCAGTAGGAGGCGCTCCTTCCGCTGGTGGCGGTGCATTACAAAGTTTATTATCTAGCCTAAGTGCTGGAGGTCAAGCAAGTGCTAGCGCTAGAACCGTAGTACGGAGGTAGTTATGCCACCACGTAAAAAGGTTAACAAAAAAACAAAACCTACACCAAAGCGTAGAAGAACTACAAAAGAACCAGTATTAGTCAAAATTGATTTCTGGGCTATTGCTGCCAAAGAAGTTTATGATGCTTGTGTTCGTGCAGGATTTGATGAAGGTACTGCAATGGCATTTGCTATGGATAGAAGTTCTTATCCTGATTGGATAATAGACCCTAAAGACCCAATTAAGAATCCACTGGATGACTTTACTGAGGAGGAGGACGACTGATGGTAAGTGGCGGATATAGACCTGATGCACCACAAAATAATCCTATGAATATTTCAGCAACTGGCGGTAATGGACAAAGTGGTAGAAATACTCAGCCTGCTCGTTATATTCCAGGTATGCGTAGTGAAGGTACTACCAGTAAAGAAGTTTATGAAAACCAGACTCAAGCAAAATTGGCTGGCAACCCTACTGGGGGTATGGTTCGTCAAACACCAATATCTTTAGATGCTCCAACTGCATTTCCTAATGAGCCTGGTACTGCTGGTATTGACCGTGGTGATGGTATTAACTCTTTGGCATTTAGAGCAGATTTGCCTGTTGTAAAGCCAAGCATTGTAAGTACATTGCAAAAATTAGTTCAGTTTGATGATTCAGGTGAGATAGAACTTATTCTTCGTTCTAGAATGGATAGTGGTATCGCCTAATGTCAATGCGCTATATTTCACCTGTAGTAGCGGAGGCTAATCCAAACTTATACTCAGCAGCACAGCGGGCTAATTTAAGTCCTTCTGAGCGCAATCAAATTGAGCAGATGAGTTGGGCTATCAAAAAAAACCGTGAATTAAACCGTATGCGGCCCGAAGCCGCACGGCAAGAGTATGACAGCCTAGACCCAGATGTAAAAGAAACACTTAAGTTTTTTTATTCTAATGCTGAATATATGACAGAGCCACCTACTTTTTCTGACAAAGCGGTAGGTGCACTTAAGTTTACTGGCAAAGCATTGGCTAGCCCGCTTATTTCTTTATTTAAAGTTGCAGGTGCATATAACCGTGTTATTAATGCGCCGTATCTTGTTACTCGCCAAATTGCTCAAGGCGAAAGTATTTTTGATGCAAAGGTTTGGTCTGATGCTTGGGACGGCAAAGACATCTATGACAATGGTGCATTGGCTGAAGCAATAGATAGTTTTGGTAAGGAAAAGGTTTTTGTTGCTCGTCAACTATTGCAGGGACGTAGACCTGGAGAAATTTTAGAAGCCTATGGCGATTTAACCCCTGGGATTGTTAATGCAATGACAGAAGCATTTAATGACCCTGATAGTTTTAAGCAGGTAATGGATGCTACTAAGTATGCTCAAGTATCTCCTGGTCGTGATATTGCTCGTATTTTAGATAACAAGCCACCAAAAAATGGTGGACCTGCTGGTGATTATATTGATGGCACTACCAAGAATGTATCTGGTGCTATTGACTTTATGTACCAGATTATGATTGACCCACTTACTTGGATTACTGGTGGCACATCTAAGGCAATCACTCGTGGTACTCAGTTAGCGGAAATGGCTACTAAGGCTATGAATGCTGGAGATAGTTCAGCAGTTGCTGTGTCTAGAGTATTCCAAGATGCTGGAGTTCGTAAACTTTGGGATGAACAATTAGGTAAAGACTTAGAGCGTTTAGCAAATGCTGGCAATGCTGCTGAGCGGGCTAATATTCGTAAGTACATTGGTCGCCGTTATACTGGTTACAATAATGATGAAGCAATTGATTTTTTTGTACGTAATAAAATGTTTAATGCTGAAAAGGCTGAAGAAGTATTTAGCGATGCGTCAAACACAATGCTTCTTTTGTCAGGCAGACTTGATGGTATTTCCTTTAAGCGCAATGGCGTAGCAACGGCTCGTAATCAGCGCCGTCTTACTTATGGCTTGAATAAAGTTTTAGATGATGTCTTTAATGCTACTACTGATTCTAGATTTGGTATACGTAAAACTACAGATGAGTTAAATGCCAAAGGCGAAGAAGTATTTAAAGTCTTATCTAGTGCTGGCGAAGAAATAGATAAGGCTATAAACCCAGCAATTACACAATTGCTTGATGTTGATAAAGATGTATCTTTCTTCCGTAAACAGTTATTAAAGTTTGGTAGAGCAGCAGCCCGTAATCCAGGCGGTCAGTTTATTCTTATTGGCGATAATGCCATTAAGACTGCAGATACATTTCGTCAGGTAGCACGTCAAGTGCTTAGCCGTGACCTTGCAGAGTTTACAACACAAAAGTTTTTATCATCCAGTGAGGATGAACAGGTCGTTATTATACGTAATCTTTACGGGGCTATTATGATGCGTTCTGGATTGCATGGCAATCCTGGCGGTCAAGACTTTATGAAAGAAATTTTGTCTAAGACCCTTAATGAACGTGCTGGTTTTACTACTACTACTAAGACTGCTATTTCTGAAGAAGTGGCTACATTGCTCAGCCCATATACTACTCGTATTGAAAATGGTCAGGCGCAACTATTGCGCTCTGGTGCTATTCAGCCATCACAGTTAGCAAGTGCTATTGCACCATTACCATATGAAGAAATTGCTTCTGTTGCTTATGCTGTAAAGTCTAAGCAAGATTTAATTTATGCTATTGGTGGTGCTACACAGAATCGTTTGGCTCGTAACTTTGTAGATTTCTGGTCAGTATTTACATTGTTCCCAAGACTAGGTATACGTTCAGCCATTGATGAAGGTTTTATGTATGCTCTTACTGCCCCAGGAAAAGACTTACTTGATTTTGCAAGAGGTGTAGGACGTAAGTTTGGTCGTGCTACAACTGCTTATACTGGCTCTCAAGATGCTTCTCCTATTTTTACTGACAAGTTCCGTAAACTTTTTGGTCGCAAAGTACCTTTTAATGAAATTCCATTAGCAGAACGCAATGCAATTATCAATGCCAAGATGGTAGAACTAAATGAACTAAACCAGTTGGCTGATGATTTGGCTATTACTCCATCTGAGATTAGTCATATTACTATTAATAAAGAAATTGCTGACCGTGCTTCTATATTTCTTAAACGTTTTGACGCTGATGATAAAGCCTATTGGGCAGAATTAATGATTCATCACCCAGATTCATTAGGTGCTATGGCATCTTCTGTTGCTGCTAAAACTGTTAGCGGTAAATTAGATGAGCCTTTTACTACTCAGCAAATAAATGTATCTGAACTTACCCGTGCTTTAAGCACTACTACAGAAAAACTACGTGCAGCAGGTAAGTTAAGTAAAAAAGAATCGCTTAAGTTTGGTGACTGGAAAAGAATTGAAGTAGAAGAACTTGCTAAGGCTGACCCTGTTTACCTTACAGCAGCGCATTATGATAACTGGTATATCCGTTTTGCGGTACCACGCCAGCACGGCGCTCTTAAATTAGAAGGTAGTTACAGAGTTGCTCCTGCAACAGCGTTTTTCCAGAACAATGCTCTTAAAACTACTAAGGATTTAGAGCGTGCAGTTGGCGAAATTATGCAAAGCGTTGGTATTGAGTTTGTTGGTGACGCTTATCGCATTAGACGCGCTTGGACTGGTGGCAATGACAAGGTAGCAGAGGCATCTGTAAAGAAGTTTTTGTCATACTTTGGCGATACAGTTACATATAGACAGCAAGGGCTATCTGATGAGGAGATTGTCCGTATTTATGCTGAAGGTATGTTGCTGGATATGCGTAATACTTTCCACGGCACTGCAGATTTTAGCCGTTATAACCAAGGTTTATATGATTCTATCCGTGATAGATATGACAATCTTGCTATGCGTACAGAAGAACGCGGCAATCTTAAGGGTGGAGTTACCCCAACTTATTTAGAGGCTAGCAACCTATGGCAAAAAGCAGCCGCATCTTTAGATATAGACAAGTTTGATGACCTAACTAAAGACTTTAAATTAGATGGGTTTATTAATACTCGTATTGACTTCCAAGAGTTTACTGACTTGCCTAGCATCTTCCGTACTTACGGTGACAAGATGATGGAGTTAATGGATAGACAATTAACTTCTATTTTGCGTCAGCCAATTGTAGGTGTTACTTACTTAAAGTATCGTAATATGTATGCTGGATTACAGCGTGAATGGGTAGACCAGTTTGTTAAAAATGAACAATTGGCTAATCCAGAAAAATACGCAGATAAACTTGCTAGAGAAGCCTTGGAGCGTAGAGCAAAAGTACTAGGTCAGAAGCGTTTTGCTGAAATAGCAATGAATGAAGCCGTTGACCAAGTATTGAAGTATGCAGATAACCCATCTATCCGAAGCAACTTTGCCTTATCGGTACGTACTGTAGGTCGTTTCTACCGTGCTACTGAGGATTTCTATCGTCGTGTATATCGTTTAAAAGATGTTACACCACAGATGCTTTACCGTATGCGCTTAGCGCACGTAGGGTTAAATGCTAGTGGTGATATTTATGAGGATGCAGAAGGTTCTAAATATTTGATGATGCCTATGGATAATGTTATCTTTAAGGCTACAGATACTACCCTTCGGGCGCTAACAGGACAGACTGACTCCCTTTACAAGCAACCTTTGTTTAATGACTTTACTTTAAAGTTAGAATTTGCTAACCCATCTTTCTCACCAGAAGCAGGTGTACCTTCCTTTAGCGGTCCTATTGCTGCTTTGGGTGTTATAGGTATAAAAAATATACTAGGTAACTTTGATAACCCATTAGTTCAAAAGACTGCGGAGAATATTGACAACTTTGCTTTGGGTGACATTGGGGATAACGTAACTATCCGCAGGGCTATTCTGCCCAACACATTGGCTAAGTTATGGACAATGCTAGACCCAGGCGAGAAAGACCGTCAGGAAGTTACCGCAGCACAGCAAGCAGTTGCTTACAATGCTGCCAATGGTATCTATCTAAATCCTAATGCTTCCAATCAAGAAAAAGCACAGTACTTAAAGAATATTCGTATTACTGCACATAACATTTTGTTTATGCGTTCTTTGCTTGGTTTAGTTTCTCCTATAGCACCTAGCGTGCAGGAAAGCCAAGGAGTTCCTGATTACCTGTTGGATGTAGGTATAACAGGTTTACGTCCAGAGTTCTTTGACATACTTGAGTCTATTCAGAAGAAGTATGGTGACGACGTACAAGACCCATATGAGATGGCTCTTAATATCTTTACTGGACAAAACCCAGGTAAGATTGTTTATACAGTATCACGTAATGAAAACCAGACTAAAGTTTTAATTAAGTCAACAAATGAAATGAAAAATTGGGCTCTTGAAAACCGTAAGTTGATTAAAACATATGGAGAAGCAGCCTATATATTTGCACCTAGAACAGGTGAGTTTAATGCTTCAGCCTATAACTGGTTGCAGGCTAATGACTTGGTAAAAGACAAAACCTTAGAGCAGTACTTTGATGATGTTCAAGTTGCTGAAGATAAGCAGCGTTATTATGATGTTGCTGATTGGGAACGTAACAATATGAATACGTCAGGTAGCGTATCTCAGCGTCAGTATATTGCTGCTACTGCAACAGCAGCCCGTGAGGGGTTGTTAAATTCTAACCCATTATTGTTAGCAGCCATTACAGGTGGTGGCAATGAGATTGCCAGCGAAAGAACAATGATGGAAACTGTCCGTGAAATGATTGCTGACCCAACTGCACCTATAGATTCAGCAACAAGAACCCGTATGCAGACAGCCCTTCAGGCAATGGATGACTTTATTAGTTTTGCAGAAAGCCCAGATGTTAGAGCGTTATACAACGCCTCTACTCTAAAGAGAGAATATCGTGACAATGTTAGAAATATAATCTCTGATTTGGGTTCAGGTGACTTTGCTGTTCGTGAAGCCAGCCGTGCAATATTTAACTCAATCCTTTCTTACTACTCACGTGACTCATTTAAGGCGGTACCATAATGGCAGAAAAAAAGAATATACCAGCGCCTTCTAAACAGGTACAAGAAGCCCTTAGCAAGATGGGACCTGCTAACCATATTCTTATCTTTGATACAAAACAAGAAAAATGGCGTGTTGTAAAGCGTGGTACTGGTGCTGCAGGCCCAAGGGATATTACTTATGACCAATATTCAGGTGGTCAAACAACCTATGAATATGTAAAACCTACAACTGGTGGAACGCCAGAAGGCTATAAAGGCAGTGTTACTGACCGAGTAAGTACAGAAAATGCTATTAGTTCAGCCACTATTACTTTTGATGCTAGTGGTCCAATAGTAACTTTTACTATACCTAATGAGGCTGACCCTAAAGGTGAGCCAGTTACTTATAGTTCTTATCTTTATGTAGATGACAAAGGTGGAGTATCTCTTAGCCCAGATGATGCAAAGGCTGGTATTAAAACTGGCAAAGAATTTACTTTTGATAAGACTGATGCTGCCCGTGATAAACACCTAGCAGACCTATATAAAATATATGGCGGTAAGCAAGCCATTGTTGATAGATTATATAACTCTGGTTATTTAACAACTAATAAGAATGTTCCTACGGATGCAATGCTTTCAGCATTAGACCAGGCTGCTGCACAGTACACAGTAGACCAAGTAGAAGCCTACAAGTCTGGACAAATTAAAGAGTTTACTACTCTTAATGAATGGCTAAAACTACAAAAGGGTGGGGCTGACAGTAAGGCTGGTACTAGGTCTTATACAGATGCAACTATATTTAGCGACCTTGATGCCCGTGCTGTGATAGATGATATAACCTTAAATCTTTTGCAACGCAAACCGAGTGAAGCAGAGTATGAAAAATTAGTTCCTTTGATTCAGCGTAAGCAAAAGAAAAATCCAGCAGTAATAAGTACAACTACAGATGCCGAAGGCAACACAGTCGCCAGACAAACTAAGACTGGGTTTAATGAACAGCAGTTTTTAATTGAACGGCTATCAGAAAAAGATGAGGCTAAAGCAAATATGATTATGGGATTTTATGATGCCTTCAAGCAGGCGATAGGAGTTAGATAATGGCTGGCCCTATTGGTACAACTCAAATTGAAGGTGGCGATGAACCCACTTCTAATATGCCATATGAAGAAATTATCAGATTACTTGAGACAGAGTATGGCGATATTGATGACATTTTTGCTACTAATCCAGAACTTCAAAAATTACTTGAAAGTGCTTTTAGCGAAAAATGGACAGCCCAAAGATTTTATAATGCTGTAACCACAACAAATTGGTTTAAGCAAAATGCTGAAAAACTACAACAACGTGGTTATTACAAGCGTATTTACCAAGACCTTATTAAGGGTATTGCAGAGGATGACCCAGACCGCAAGGAAAAAATCAGAACGGCTGCTGGCAATACTGAGTATTTTCGTGGTTTAGATTCCTTTGAGGCTAGGTTAGAAACCCTTCTTACTGAACGTGGTATTTCTTATACCCCAGAACAACTTAGTTTATGGGCTGAAGAAATCTATTCTAATGCAAATGAAGCCGATAATAACTTTATCAATCGGTTTCTTAACCGAAAGATTTTGTTTAGCACACAGCAAAGACCTGCTGGTGCAGCGGCTGACAACTTATCCATATTGCGTTCCTATGCACAGGATATGGGTATGAACCTAGAGCGTGACTACGCTTCATCTTTAACAGATTGGTTGCAGAGATTAGACCGTGGTGAGTCTGTTCAGACCTTTAAGGATATTATCCGTGACCAAGTAGCCTCTACCTCTGGTGAGTACATTGGTAAAATGATAGAGCGTGGTTTAACTTTAAAAGAAATTTATCAACCATATAAGCAATTAATGGCTTCAACTCTTGAAATCAATCCAGAAGAAATTGACCTTAATGACCAATTTCTCCGTAGTGCTATCACCCCAGAAGGTCAAATAAATCTTTATGACTGGAAAAAAAGATTACGGCAAGATGACCGTTGGCAATACACGCAAGCAGCAAGAGATGACGTATATGCAAAAATGTATAAAGTCTTCAAAGACTTTGGATTTACGGGGTAACAATGGCTAAAGAAACTGCAGAAGAACGTCGTATTCGTATTCAAAAAGAAGTAGAAGAACGTTCAAAACTTCGTACCCAACAATATTTTGAAGCACAAGCAGCAGCAAAGGCTGCTGCTGCAACCATTGCTAAACCGCTACCAGCGGCAGATGCTTATACATATGATTATGCTTGGCGACAAGATGTTGGTGCTCCAACTGGTGAACTTAAATTAATTAAAAATGTTAATCCGTATTATAGTGCAGCAACAAACACAATTACAGACCCTGTAACTGGTGAAAGAACTAATGCTGTTCCATCTACTTGGTCAGGTCCTACAAGTTTTCGTGGTGATGGAAGTACAGTCACTGACCCTTATGCTGGATTAACTCCAGAGCAAAAAGCAGCCAGACAAAATGCTGAAGAAGTTGCCGCTAAATATGGTTTATCTATAGACCCTAAAACAGGTATGATTATTAAACCACCTGCTAATTATGTTATTGACCCTGTTACTGGGAAGTATACAGACCCAAGCAAATTGTCTAAACCTGGAAAAACCGAAACAGGTAGAAAAACTAATGCTGATGGTAGCATTACAATAACTTATAGCGATGGTACAACTTCTTTAATTCCAGCACCAGGAAGCGGAAATACTGGATTTACTGGAGCAGGTAATGGCAATACTGGGTCAGGTAATAATGGTAGTGCTTCTACAGATGCTTATACTGCATTTTTAACTGCTGAAAAAAAAGCCGCTGATACTTTACGTCGTCAGTCTGCTTTTGATGTTCTTAAAAAAGAATTTGAAGCATATGGTTTAGGTTCTTTGGTAGAAGATTTTAAAGCACTTATATTTGCTGATGCTTCTCCAGAAGAAGTAGTACTTAAAATTAGAGCAACTCCAGCCTATCAAAAACGTTTTGCTGGTAACAAAATACGTCTTGATGCTGGCTTAAATGTTTATGATGAGGCTACATATTTAGATTTAGAAAATGCTTTTGAAGAAGCATTTACTGCATATGGTGTTCTTGAATCAGCAGGTGATACTATTGAAAAACGCCGTGCTATGTATTCTACTTTTATTGGTGGAACTGTTTCTCCCAATGAAGTAAAGGGTAGAATTCAATTAGCAACTGTAGCCGCTAATGAGGACGCTATTACAAAGGCTACATTAAAAGAACTTTATCCTATGATTAGTGATAGTGACGTAGTTTCTTACTTTCTTAATCCTAAAGAAACTTTGCCAAAACTTGAGACCAAAGTACGTGCTGCTCAGATTGGTGCAGCCGCTGTTCGTCAAGGTTTGGTTACTAATGTTAATACTGCTGAAGAACTTGCTGCTATGGGTATTACAGAGCAACGTGCTGAAGAAGTCTATTCTGCTTATGCAAGTATGAAGCCAAGGCTTGATTTACTTTCTGGGCTTGAAAAAGATACTTCTCTTGCAGTAAATCAACAAGTAGCAGAAGATGCTTTCTTGAGAGGTTTAGCATCAGAACAACGCAAGATAGAACAATTGCGACAAAAAGAATTATCTAGATTTACAGGTAGTTCTGGAGCAGCAAGAAATGTTTCGCTAAGTAGAGGAACTGGCGGACAGATATAGATTCCCGACGTGGACCTATCGGCCCCACGCGGTGTATTAGACCGATAGTAAGAGCCAGCCTACCCTCCCCTAGGTAGAACTGTGGCTTACGAACTAACTACAAATAGAAAGGGTGGTTGCTATGAGCAACAACTACTGGGATGACGAAGAAGACGAAGACAATGTACCTGACCATCAACTGAGTGGTGATGACTTAGTTAAAAAACTAAGAAAAGCCAAACGTGCTGATGAGAAGCGCATTAAAGAACTCTCCGAACAACTTGAAGGATTCCTCAAGGAGAAACGAGAGTCTACCGTTAAAGACGTCCTAGCAAAAAAGGGAGTAAACGCTAAGGCTGCACGTCTTATCTTGAAAGATGTAGAGGATGCCACTGAGGAGTCTATTGACTCTTGGCTCCGTGATAACGGAGATTTAATTGGTTATAACCCACAGGCTAATCAAGAAGAACAGCAAAGCAATCTTGCGGCACTACGCCAGCAAGATGTGCTAACCCAAGGCGGAATTACTCCAGACAAAATCGTAGACATTGAAGCGCGTATGGAAAACGCGGATTCAATGGATGAGTTAATTAACTTACTACGAAACTCCTAATCGTTCATAGTCACTGGAGGTGACGCAAAAAAATGGCTAACCAATATACGTCAACCGCGAGTACATCACTCGGCGGTTCCGTTGGTGGTGCTGGTCTAGTACAGAAGGCATATGACCGCCTTCTAGAGTTTGCGCTACGTTCTGAACCACTCATTCGTTCAGTCGCAGACAAGCGCCCTGCAAAGCAGGCTTTTCCAGGTTCTACCGTAGTTCTACAAAAGTATGTTGACCTTGACCAGGCAACATCAACCCTAACAGAGACAACTGACCCAGATGCAGTTTCTCTAACAACACCAACATCTGTAACCATTACTCTTAACGAGTATGGTAATGCAGTACTAGTAACCCGTGCTCTTGAGTTGTTCTCATTGGCAGATGTAGACCCATCAATTGCAAATATCATTGCATACAACCTTGCTGATTCTATTGATACTGTTGCAATGAACACTCTACGCTCAGGTACAAATAACATCTTCTCAGGAGATGCAACTTCTGTCGCTGGCGTAGATGCTGCTGACACAATTGACTCTGCTGACATCCGCAAGGTAGTTGCAAAACTACGTGCTAACAAGGCTAAGTACCGCCGTGGTTCTGACTACTGGTTCGGTATCCACCCAGAGGTTTCACACGACCTTCGTGCTGAGACTGGAAATATGGGCTGGAACTTTGTTCACGCACAGACTTCACCTGCTGTAGATAATATCTGGGCTGGAGAAATCGGACGTTACGAAGGCGGATTCTTTGTTGAGTCCCCACGTCTTTACAATGCTAAGACTGGTGCAGACCAGACTGCATTGGCTACAACCGCTGTAACCGTTGCTGGTACATCAGCAGGCTTCACCTTTGGTGTTGCTTCTTCTTCCGTTATTGCTTCACGTGCTGAGGCTGGCGACAAGATTGCTGGAACTGGTATTGCATCAGGTGCAAAGATTACTGCAATTGAGACAAATGGTTCAACAACCACCATTACTGTTGATACTGCTAACACTGCTGCTGTTACCGCTACAACTACTGTAACTGTAACTCCAGTAACCCGTGTATTCAATACAATCGCTTGCGGTCAGCAGGCAATGGCTGAGGCTGTTGCTGAAGAACCACACATTGTTATTGGTAACGTAACTGATAAGTTGATGCGCTTCCGCCCAATGGGCTGGTACGGCGTACTTGGCTTCGCAGTTTACCGTGACGAAGCGTTGTATCGCATTACTTCTGGTTCCTCAATCGCTGCTCTCTAGTTGATTGACTCTGCGGGGTAGGCCTTGAAACCTACCCTTCGGGGTGAGTTCATTAGGAGGACTTATGACTGAATGGCTATTTAAGACACCAACAGTACTAGAAGGTCCTGCTGGTGGTGCCCGTTTATTTTATTTTTACAGAATAGACCGTGGCATAACTATTGTTAGAGATACAGATGGTGAGTATGCACAGATTAGATACCCACAGGATTCTGATTTGTTGAACTATCCAGAGGTATACCGTGGTGGTTATGACTACACAGTAGATGATGCTACTAAGACAGCGTTAATTGCAGGTGATGTAGGAGTTACGGAGGACAACTTTACAGCGCTATGAAACATTGGGAGCACCATCCCGAGCCTGTTGAGGATTGCTTTGGTTGCAAAGCATTGACTCTACAGATGAATACAGGGGATGCAAATAGCAAGAAAGCAATGCCTAACAAGGCATTTAACAAAGAATTGGATGCCTATAAAGAAGCAAGAGCACAAGGTATCCAACCTGCTGGAACTACGATGAGTAAAATCCAGGAGGCTGTTCAGGCTAGTGAAACACTAGGTAGGGCCTATGACGCAGGCAAGATGCCACCAGCCAAACACATCAACAAAAAATCAGCAGCAGTATTAAAAGAACTAGGAGCATAGATATGCCAAAAGTAGGCGCAAAGAAATTCCCATATACAGCCAAAGGTAAAAAGGCAGCAAAGATGTATGCCAAGGCTGAAAAGATGGAAGAAAAAGCAATGATGATGAAAGCAGCAAAGAAAAAAATGGCTGCTAAGAAGAAGAAGAAATAATTATGCCAGGCAGAATTAGACCAGGTATGACCGCTGCAGAACGTGTTAAGAAAAACAATGCTATGGATGAGCGTAAGGCTCAACTAGCAGAGGATATGTTCCGTCAGAAGATGCAGCAGGGCAAAGTAACTCCACAGAACATCCAGAAAATTAAAGAGCAGATTGCTAAAAGAACTGGTGCTTATCCTATGGGAGATACAAACTAATGAAGGCAAAAAAAGGAATGGGCTTCAAGGCAGCCCAATCACAAATTGCCAAAAAGCAGGGTATCTCAAAGGAACGTGCAGGAGCAATCCTTGCGGCTGGTGCTCGGAAAGCCTCAGCAGCAGCCAAGAAGAAGAACCCAAACCTTAAGAAGGTTAAAGGTGCTATGAAGAAGGGTAAAAAATAATGGCACGCAAAGTTGTTAGAGTTAATAGCAATCCAAACCCAACTCCTTATGATGATAACCCTTATAAACAATTAGGAAAAAATTGGATTTGGAATCCTAATACAGGAGAAGGTGAAGAAGATAATACTAAAGCACCTAAACGAACTGTTAAAGTAAATAGTAATCCAGTGCCAGGTAAAACCCGTGTTGGACCTTTAGCAGGTGGCGGTCTTGGCGGAATGTTCGGAACAAAGAACCGATAGAAAGGTTAGACAAATGGCAGCAAAGAAGTGCAAGCGTTGCGGTAAGACTAAGTGTAAGTGCTAATGTCTTCAGGAAAATACAAACCGCACCGCAAGTTTAACTCTGTGCAAATCAAAGATGGCTATGTGGTGCGGTTAAACAAAAACGGAACAGTAAGAGCAGTACTAGGAAAGTATGGGGAATATGGCAAGCAAAGCGGACCCAAGGCTTAAGAGGGCTGGTGTATCTGGGTTTAATAAACCTAAGAGAACACCTAACCACCCTACTAAGTCACACGTAGTTGTGGCTAAAGAAGGCAGCCAAGTAAAGACAATCCGATTCGGACAGCAGGGTGTAACTGGCGATAAAAAGCCAACAGCCCGACAGAAGTCTTTTAAGGCTCGTCATAAAAAGAATATTGCCAAAGGCAAGATGAGTGCTGCTTATTGGGCAGACAAGGTGAAATGGTGAAAAAACAATTTTGGGACAAAAAGAATCCGAAAAAAAAATCTACAAAACTAACTACTGCACAGAAGGCTGCAGCCAAGAAACGTGCAAAGGCTGCGGGCAGACCGTATCCGAATTTGGTAGATAACGCTGCAGTATTGCGTAAGAAGAAAGGCAAGTAATGGCAACAGGCACAGCAGGTAGTTCATTTACAAGTGAGTTAAATCGCTTGGCTAATGGTGGGACATATCCAGCGCTGACGGCATATCAAGCACCAACTGCTGCTGCTAATGATTACGCTGGTACTACAGGATTGGCGCTGATTGCAGCGCTTAACAAGAAGGCTGACGCTAATAGACAGCCAGATGATTACAAGGCTTTGGGCGGTATCTGCAACGAACTTGCTGGTACTACTGACCTTTCACCAACTGATGCTTTGAGGAGCATAAACATATGACATATACCTTGGCTCAGATGATGGATGAAGTCCTGATTAATCTATCAGGCTATACCTATCAGCAAGACCGTTCTACTTACTTAGTATCACCTGTCACTACAACTACTTCTCCTAGTTCTTCGCCGACAATTCTTAGCCTAGGTTCTGCTCAAGACCTTGGCAAAGGTGTAGTTGAAATTGATGAGGAACTGTTGTGGATAGATAGCGTTGACCGTGTTGCTGCTACTGCAACTATCTCGCCTTATGGGCGAGGCTATTTAGGTACTACTGCTACTACCCACGCTGTAGATGCAAAGGTAACTATTAGCCCTATCTTTCCTAAATATAGTATTCAGAAGGCTATTAATGACACTATCCACGCAGTTGGTGGTGCTATCTATGCTACTAAACAAACTACATTTACTTACAATGCAGCGGTTACAACCTATTCATTTAGTAACTTAAACATTGAAAATATCCTTGCTATATCTTGGCAGGACATTGGACCTACTAAAGAGTGGATACGTGTTAGACGTTGGGACTTTGACCCATATGCAGATGTAGATACTTGGGGTAATAATACTCAAACAGTAACTATTGGTGATGTAATTATTGCTGGTAGAACCGTCAAGGTTATGTATGCAACTAGCCCATCTGTATTCACTTCAAGCAGCCAAGACTTTACTACACAGACTGGACTACCAGAATCTGTTAAAGATGTAGTTATTCTTGGTGCTGCATACCGATTACTACAATACCTAGACCCAGCCCGTGCTGCTCAGTACAGCCCACAGGCTGATGAGATTGATGCTAAGCGTCCATTTGGCGCAAGCAATACAGCAGTACGACAACTATTTGCTTTATATACCCAGCGTCTTAATGAAGAACGCAGTAAGCAACAGAACCAGTATCCTCCCCGAGTTCACTACAGCGCCCGATAGGAACATAAATGACAACACGGCAATACTCATCCCGCTCTCAGCAAACCACGCTGACAGGTGCTATTACCTCTGGTGCTACGGCTATGACCGTAGTATCTGGAACATCCCTGCTAGGTGGTGTCACTATTCCAGCGGGCAGAACATTTACATTAGTAATTGATGTTGATACTGCGCTGGAAGAAATTGTAGATGCCACGGCGGTATCTACTAACACATTTACAATTACCCGTGCAATAGATGGTTCTTCGGCGCAAGACCATTCTGCTGGTGCAGTAGTACGGCATATGGCAATTGGGCGTGATTACAGAGATGCTAACCTACACGCAGAGGCTACTGCTGCTTATACCGATGGCGGTGGTAATAACCATACAATGCACGGCATTGCCACAGGTGAAGGTGATGTAGTAGGTACAGCCAAAACTCAGACTTTAACTAACAAGACCTTAACCAGCCCTACAATTTCTAACCCAACCTTGACTGGCACCCCTAGTGCCGAGGCAAGCATTGTCTTTGAAGGCTCTACTGCAGATGCTCACGAGACTACCCTGACTGTAGTTGACCCTACGCAGGACAACACAATCACCCTACCCAATACCACAGGTACGGTCACAATCAATGACGCTACCCAGACCTTGACTAACAAGACTTTGACTAGCCCTGTAATATCAGGTTCACCAGTAATTACAGGTCTGTCCTCAGCAGGTATGGTGGCATCCTCTGCTACGCCTAAAGATTACGTAGATAGCATTCTAGGCTCAGCAACGGCTGCAGCCACTTCAGCAGCATCGGCTGCTACAAGTGCTGCCTCTGCCGCTACAAGTGCCTCTAGCGCCTCTACAAGCGCTTCTAGCGCCCTAACTAGCGCCAATAGTGCATCTACCTCAGCCACAGCAGCAGCCACCTCTGCAACCTCTGCAGCGGCTTCTGCGACAGCAGCGGCTACCAGCGCCACAAGCGCTGCAGCATCTGCTACTACGGCTTCTAACTCTGCTAGTGCTGCTGCTACCTCGGCTACTTCGGCTGCTACCTCAGCCTCATCGGCTTTAACCTCTGCCAACTCGGCAAGCACATCTGCTGCCTCAGCATTGACTTCGGCTAATAGTGCTTCTAC